AAAAAGCTAAAACGGCTACCAAAGTTTACCAAAGTTTACCAAAGTTTACCAAAGTGTACCGTATTTCCATGAGCGCCATTTGAGCACGGGTCGCGGACTCATTGGGTTGTCATGGTGTCCACCACAGATGGTCATGGTGTCGTCACAGCAGCGTCAACCTGGTCATCTGATTTGTCCTCGATCGCGACCAGCGGATCCGTCAGCTCCGGCAGAGCATTCGCCTCGCCGGCGTTCGTCATCCAGGTCAGGACCACGCTGCCATCGCCTTGCGTTGCCAGCTGTGCGACACCCTTCTCGCCAAACTGCCGGGGATACAGCTTGCTCGATAGCCACCGAACGTGCTGGCTGTAATCGCGCATCGCAGCGACCTGGTTTTTAGTCCACTCATTCCGGCCGTCGATCACATCCTGATAACGCTGGAGGACGTCGTCGTTCAAACGTCCAACGCCCCTCATATTGGCGTTACGAATGCGCGCATCGAGATCAACATCCTTGTCCCGCCAGTGGGTCACTGTTTTCCGAGGAACCTGGCAGGCGCGGCAGGCCTGACTGAACGACAGACCGTCTTCGAGCCTCTCGACGAGCTGGTTCTCCAGCTGTTTCGTCCTACGATTGTAGACGCGCTGTTTCACGTGCGAGCCCGAGCCGAGCGCCTACGCGCATAACTTTGGCGCTGCATTTTCTTGGCCTTTTTCACTTTGCGTTTGCGTTTAACAGTAATCGATTTGTGATATCCGACAATTTTTGGCATTACTCATCAGCTCCTGTCGCCATCATTTTCGAGAGAGCGATCGCACGCTTACCGACTTGCCGCGCCCAGAGACTTTGCAACATTTCATGCGCAGCGTCGGTATATTTCCCGTCCGATATGTGTCGCAGTGTCCGGTGAAATCCGAGCAGGCCGGCCACGCCGAGATTGAAAGCCATGTTGTTGAGAACGCGCTGACGCACGTCGTCGAGATCAGAGATCCACGGCAACGCCACGAGCAGATCGGAACGGATCGCCAGTACGTCGGAGCGCAGCAGGTATTTTGCCTCGACCTCACTGCGCAAACCCACATGCTCGAGGTTGCGTCCAACGCCGATCGTCCAAATCCCGACAGTGTCCTTGTAGAGGTCGAGGCGAAGGCCCTCATGCTCGATCAGCTGCGCCATCAGCGCATTCACATTCACTGTGGTTTCCTAAAATTCTTGACCATTTTCTCACCGCTACGGCCCACCACGTATCCCCCGACGCCGATCATCAGCAGATTCCACAACTGGTCAGGCAGAGGGATCGATAGCGGCAGCTGGTCACCTGTGAACAGCATCACCGCCAGCTCGACGAGCGGAGCAAGAAGAAAATTCCACGCCACGATCGCCGTGATTGTCAGCATCAGGACCGGCCGCCAAATCGCAGTGATCTTGTGCTCGGATTTTGCCTCGGCAATGATGACGCTCGCCGCAGCCTGCTCGATCGCTGCAGCGTTGCCGATCAGCGCCATGTTCAGCTCGCTCTCGATCGCCGCAGCCTTGTCTTTGTCCGCCGGCAGAACTCTTCTGACCACGTCGCCAATGATCGGAGCCAGAATCGGTAGCAGAGAAGCAATCATTTCACGTTCTCATCCGCGCTTGTGCCCTCTATCACGATAATATCTTCCCAATTAGACCCAGATGTGACGATGCAGGTTTGCCCCGACAAGGCGCTGATTCCCAACAGCGTCCAGGTCCGGGTTTTTGCGGACAGCCACAGCTCGATCCGCCATCTCCCCTGAAACGCAATGCCTGTGCCTGTAATCCGTTCGACGTAGGGCGGCCCGGCGATCGCGGCGATCATATCCTTGTATGCCCCACACACAACTTGCGCGCCGGCTGTCGACGCAGACACGATGAGGATCGCGCCGGCCAGGGCGAGGGTTAGAATTAGAGTGCGCATTAGGTGTCTTCACCGTTCTTCCCAACATCGGCCAGGGACTCGAGCAGCTCCTCGCGTCGCTCGGATCGGGTTCGCCGGCGATCATGCTTGGTTAACTCCCAGTAGGTGCGAGCCGTCGAATCTAGCTCGGTGAGTGACTGATCCAACCTTCGGACTCTGTCCGTTAACCTGACTGAGAGGGTTTTCAGCTCGAGCAAATGCCCTCGATGAATCGCCATCTCCTCGTCGAGATTCTTATGGAGCCCTTCTATCTTTTTCTCGAAATCCTTTTTGAAGGTGACCAGAATCCAGCGAACAACGAATACCAGGGACCAGCCACAAGCCCCGGCTACGACCAGCGGGATGCCGATTTGCTCGACCAATTTTGCGATTGCGGCTGGGGTCATATTGACTAATCTCTAGGCCCGGAGACCCAGGCAGACCGCGCCGCTCCGGCGTTTACGCGTTCTTTCCTGTTCCAGGGGTGCCGGCCCACACTTTTACAAAGAACTTGCTGACGTGGCTCCCAGGCGGTCGCATTACTGCATAAGAAGGGAGATCAGCATGACGATGGTCGCACCAGCCGACGTAATCAAAATCGCCTCGAGTCGGCGCAGCCTGGCGTTCTGCATTCTCCCCTCATTTGCGCATCCGGCAATATGTTCTCGGAGATTCACGAGCAGAACGTCTATTCGTTTGTGCGCGCTTGCTATGGTTTTGCGATCGTCGCTCATTTTGCGGTATCGGCTTCGCTGTCGTCAGGGACTTCATGGACAGCAGGTTTGTGCTGCATGATCTCAGCAATCAAACCCGCCACCTCTTGGTAAGGCCGGGCTTGCAGGTAATTTACGATTGCCTGGACGAGGTTTGTTGGCAATTCGACGTTCATGTCTCACCTATTCATTAAATGCGGGAGGAGGCGGTGCAATCCCACGGCCTGGCGGGATAGGCCCAGGATCGACAATATCATGTAATGGAGAATCGTCATGGTCGCCCTCCCAATCGAGAATTTGAGTTGGCAAATCGCAGTGAACGAGATGTTCCCTGAGCGCGGCCTTGTAGCCGGGGTCACGATCCTCCATGCACTGAATAATGCAATCGAATAACTGATGCGTTTGACGCCACGCACCCGCGTTCAATCGTTCGACTGCTGTTATATTGATCAACGGCGTGTGACCGGCTGCTTTTTGTTCTGCAACGGGGACGATCCTGTATCCCTCGTTTGGTTCACCTGTTTTGGGGTCAAACTCAGGGATTGGATCGTCATTTTTGTCGCGTGCTAATGTGTCCTCCATCACCCCTATTAATTTTGTGCCTTCGTAATGTTCAAGCGTATAGGCATTGCCATCGAACCGACTTGGCGACATCAGCTTGGCAAGGTGAGGTTGAAATTCGACACAGCGCGTCAGGTCAAGCTGCGCCATCATTGCAATATCATCATAGTGATCGAACGTGCTGACCGTAGAAGAGCCGTCAACGTGGATGTCGCCGTCCTCATCGAGGCCCATAAGCGCACGGCCCGCACCACCGATTAGGTTGGCACGCCAACCGAAAACCACGCTGTCGGCTCCTAAGTTTTCCAGACCATTGGCCCCATCGTGACCAGTGTAGGTGAAGTCCATTCCTCCTTGGAGGGTGTTAGAGGCTTTGTCACCATTGAGGTTAGCCCCCTCACCCCAAGCTTCCAACTGCAACGCCCGCGCAACCTTGATCCCCTCCGCAAGACCGAGGACTTTCGCCCCGCCCTGTGTCGCGCTGCTTTTCCAAACGGAAAAGTAGTCGTCTGTTTCGGTGGACCCAGGAGACGAAGTTAATCCCGTCGCAACATCGCCAGAGGACTTGATTACAAAAGCGAAATCGTCTGACCCGGTTTGGTCAATGCAGATACCGGCACCCACCCCAGCGTGTGTGCTGTTCGCAGGACCAATGAATAGTGTCGCCTGACCGTTCGTGTGCGTGATCAGAACATCGCCATCGACGCGCAGGGCTGAGTTGTTCGTCGCCTCTGTTGGTGCGTTGTGTATCCAGAGACTTGTAGCATAGGTCACAGTACCCGTGGCCGTGATCCACGGCTCATACACATCGAGGGTAGCGACTTCTGCCGCAGTTCCAGACGGGATCGTCAACGTTCCTTGTGGAGAAATACGCATCCGATAGTAATTGGTGTCCGCCACGGCTGTTACCGCTGCCTGTCCAAGGAACAAACCAGCATAATTAACGGCGGCTGACCCTATGCCAATCGAACCTGCGGCCGCGCCGTCGAGTACAAATGCGGTGGCGTTGGTGTCGCTTTTGATTATGAAATCAACGTCCGCACGCGAATCGTTAAACGTCACCGCGCCGTCAGGATCGAATCCAGCAGCAGCTGACTCCCACGTCAACACACCAGCATCGGTCGACTGCAGGACTTTATTGGACGCCGGGTACGCCGCCGGCAACGTGTAAACACTGGTTCCTGTGATGCTGTCGGCCGCTTTGAAACCGGCATAATTGTCGCCGTTCGCAGCTAGCTCCATCAGTCGAATCTCGGTGGTGTCC